GCAATTTTTACGAGCGTTTGAAGATACAGGAGTTTCGCGACTGCATCATCAAGCACGAAGAAGAACGAGCCTCCATCCTTGAGGAACAACACAAGACCATAACTCGAGGAGCGGAAGACCCAACGAAGGTCAAAGAATATGATCCCGAACAAGCCAAGCTCGAATGGCGCATGAAGAATAATCCCTTCTTGATACCCGGAAAGAATGACAGTAGCAAAGGCGAAAGCGAAGCTTGACAAGATATTCTCCCAATTCATCCGGCTGCGTGCGGTCAACGATGAAGGGTGGGGAGAGTGCTTTACTTGCGGTCGCTTGCGCCATTACAAAAGCGCAGACGCTGGACATTTTATGGTACGGCAAAAGATGCCCACCCGGTTCGATGAACTCAATGTTCAGTTTCAATGCAAGGCGTGCAACGGATTCGAAGGGGGAGCACAATACGAATTCGCCAAACGTCTCGACCAAGACCACGGAGAAGGGACAGCGGATCGGCTGGTGCGGTTGAGCAACGAAACGAAGCGATTCAGCGTTCACGAATTGGAAGACCTTTGCAAAATATACAAGAAGAAAGTCGATGAACTCAGGAAGTCGAAAGGGTTGGAATGAGTTTCTCACGAAGCACTATTCAAAACTTGTCCGCATCGCTCGACGATGGACGGACAGCCCTTCCGACCTTGTACATCATACCTATCTTCGATGTGTCGATAAACGATTTCCCGAGGGAGACAATGAGAACCCGCTCGGGTACTTTGTAAAAGCGATGTACACCGAAGCCACAAGAGGAAAATTCAAAGACTTATATCACGTAACCGATGCAGACCCCAAAGAACAAGCCTTCGAAAGCGACTGGACAAAAGCCATCCAACGAGAGCAAATGCAACTCATCCTCGACCGCCTTACCTGGTTCGATCGAACTATCTTCTCTCTATACCTGCAAGGGTGGAACATGGCTGACGTATCTCGACGGTCTGGCGTTGGAGAATCGACCCTTTATCGCTCACTACACATCACCCGAAAAATCCTGAAAGATGTTCTTCGTAACGGCACAAAAGAGGACTGATCGACTTAATATCTGCAAAGGGTGCGAGCACTTCGTTGAATCGACGAAGAGTTGCGGAGACCTCGTGACGGAAGCCTTCACCGACTCGGAGTTGTGCGGATGCCATATGCCCACAAAGACACGGCTGAAGGTTGCCTCGTGTCCTCTCGGTAAATGGGAAGCCGTTATCAAACAAGCAGACATCGACGCAATCAAGACCTTTCTAAAAACAGACAACCAATTCAGAACAAACGGACAGCTCGCGCAGCTGTATTCGAAGGTGACGGGAACCAACACCCAAGCGAGTCAATGTTCCTCGTGCAACCGTCGAATGCTCTCCGAGCTTCAGAAACTAATAAACGAAACAGAATGAGCTACACCACAACAGAACGGGAGATAATAGCGGAGAACATCCGTCAATTCCTCAAGCAAGACCAGAAAGAAAAATTCGAAGAGCAACGATTCAGCGGGGATCCGTTCCTCGTGAAACGTCTTCTCCCCATGACACAATACGACAAAGACAATCTCGAGAACGTCGCAAGAGATGTCGAGGGTAGAATCTTTCACCCATGATAAAACTGAAAGATTGCAGAGAGGTATCATATAGAGGGGGGTTGGTAATAACCGACCCTCCATATAATATTGGGTACAAGTACAATGGCGAATTTAAAGACCGCCAAAGCACTGAAGAATATCAATCCCTCTTTGAACCAATGAAAGGTGAAAGAGTTGTTTTGATACATTACGCAGAGAGCATCATTCAGGATATTGTACCAATATTGGGCAACCCAAAGAGATGCGTTTCGTGGACGTATCCAAGCAACACCGGAAGCCGTCAATGGAGGATGATTGCGTGGTGGAATTGCGAACCGGATTGGAGCAAGGTTCGAATTCCATACAAGAACCCCAAGGATAAAAGAGTGAAAGAGCTTGTCAAGAGAACGGGCGGCAGGAAATGCCCGGATCATTGGGAAGTCAATTTAGTGAAGAATGTGAGTCGAGAGAAGGTTAAAGAGTATACAAACCAAATCCCGGAGGAGATTATTAGGAGGATAATTCTGACAACAGCCAAAGAAAGTGACACAATACTCGATCCATTTTGCGGAACCGGAACAACTCCATACATGGCAAAGAAACTCGGTTATAAATATGAAGCGTATGATTCGAATCCTCTTGCGGTTGAGTTGTCTCTTCGTAGATTGCACCCATGAGAAACGCAAGAAAAGCCCTCCTCCATGCGAAGAACTTCCTTCTCATCACGGAGAATGACAAAGCAATTCGACTCCATGCCGGGGACGACCCAGCAACTTTACTCCTCACTTTAGCCGTCCATAACGATGAATTCCGATACACCCTCGAAGCCGTCCTCGATCAAGCCAATGAAACTCTCGGGGATCAAACAAAACCCGACGAACCCTCGGATAATTAAAGACGATAAATTCCAAAAGCTTGTGACCAGCATCAAGGAGTTCCCGGAGATGCTCGAAGCGCGTCCGATTGTTGTCAATCCGGATATGATTGTCCTCGGTGGGAATATGAGACTCAAGGCAGCCAAAGCCGCAGGACTTACCGAGGCTCCCGTCTATGTCGCTACATGGGAAGAGAGCAAAGCGAAGGAGTTTATCGTAAAAGATAACGTTGGATTCGGGGAGTGGGATTGGGATATCCTCGCGAACGAATGGGACGCAGCAGAACTTGATGAATGGGGTCTCGATGTATGGCAACCCGAAGAAGAGCCTCCTTTAGATGAACTAATCGGAGAAGAGAAGAACAAAGCAGCAACGATGAAAATAACATTCGAATCACCGGAACAACTCCAACAAGCGGAGTCGGATATTCAAGAGCTGCTCGACCGAAAGTTTCCTGGCTCTTATTTTTCTGTGTCAGCAGGTGAATTGTGAAACTTGAAATTGCGACATATAAGGCAATGAAGTACGCGTGTCTTCATTTCCATTACGCCAAAAGGGTACCGGCTCAACCGATGATTGGTTATAGCGTGTTTGAAAATGGTGAATGGTGCGGGTGTGTTATTTTTAACGGAGGCATTCGTAACATCGAAAAGCCATTTAATTTACAGCAAGGCAGAGCCGCAGAATTAGTGAGGGTTGCGCTTAATGGCAAACAGCACAAAACAAGTCGCGTTGTATCTATGGCTGTCAGGCTATTTAAGAAGTCAAATCCACTGGTTAAAATACTCGTTAGTTATGCAGACACAGACGAAGGGCACAACGGCACATTGTACCAAGCCATGAACTGGGTATTCATTGGCTCTTTAAAAACTGGCGACGCATACGTCGACCCAAAAACGGGTAAGCAAGTTCACAGCAGGGCTCACAGCCCAACTGGGTATAGAAAGCAATTTGGAGAAATAAAAAGGGTCCCAAAAACTAGCGAGTTAAACAGAATTGCCAAAGGCAAGAAAAACAAGTACATTTATCCATTGTACAAAGCAGACAGAAAGAAATACGAAAAACTTTCTAAACCATACCCACGCGGTTGAAGCATTGTGGCGATGCGCTCGACATCCAGTCGAGAGAGGGAGGTTCGATTCCTACCTTACCGCTCAACTTTTAAAATATGGAAGCGATACAAACCCACAAATCCAACACCAAAAAAGAAGCGATGCTCGAAGCCCTTGAGAAGTCGCTCGGTATCGTCTCCACAGCCGCCAAGATGGTTGGGATTGATCGCTCGACTCATTACTCATGGCTGAAGGCAGACGAGGAATATAAGAGCGCGGTGCAATCCATTCAAGACAGCGTCCTCGACTTCGCAGAATCGCACTTGTACAAACTCGTGAAGGAAGGCAACCCAGCCGCGACGATATTCTTCCTGAAGACCAAAGGCAAGAAGCGCGGATATATCGAACGGCAAGAGATAGAGGTCACCGAGAAGAAGCCGCTCTCCTGGCTCGATGAGTAAACTTCCCGCGACATATTACCACGTTAAAGAATGCAAGTCGAAGATTCAAGTTCATCAAGGTGGAAGTCGTAGCGGAAAGACTTTCAGTATCCTCACGGCTCTCATAGAGCTTTGTCATAAGAACTCGGGACTCGTTATCACCATATGCCGAAAGACATTCCCCGCACTTCGTGCAACCGCGATGAGAGACTTCTTCGAGATACTCAACAAGGAAGATGTCTACAACCCCGACCTCCACAATAAGAGCGATGCAACCTATCAACTTTGGGGGAATATGGTTGAGTTCATCAGCATCGACCAACCGCAAAAGGTCAGAGGACGCAAGCGAGACGTTCTATTCATCAACGAAGCCAACGAAATCAACCTTGAAGACTGGCGGCAACTCCTCCTCCGAACTACGGGGAGGGTCTTAATCGATTACAACCCATCAGACGAATTCCATTGGATATATGAAGAAGTCATCCCACGAGAAGACGCAGAGTTCTTCCGCACCACGTACAAAGACAACCCGTTCCTCCCTGAAA